CATCGCCCTCGGCGCAGGCACGACCGGCGCGGAGCTGTTTGGGGCGGCGGATGTGCCAGCGGCGAACACGATCCTCGCGAACAACATCGTCACCAAAGCCGACAACTTCACGCTCGCGCAGACCGACGCCGGAACCTACATGCGGCTAACCAAGACCGGCAGCACGCAGACAATCACGCTGCCGACATCAGGCATCTCGGCGGGCGCGGAGTTTCAGTTCTACCGAGCCACGACCGTATCCCTCGCGTTCTCAGGCGGCACTGTCAACGGCACGGCGAACCTCGCGAGCGTCCCGACCAACGGCGCGTTCGCCCTGAAACACATCGCCAGCGGAACCTACGATTTCATCTGATGTCTTCCCTCTCATCCATCATGGCAGCGAGTCGCAGGCGCGTCGATCCCGACGCCGCCGACTACTTCGCCCGCATCGTGGCGGCAGGCAGCAGCATCAGCGCAGGCAACAAGGCGGCGGTGGACGCCTTCGTTCGAGGATGCAAAACCGACGGCATCTGGACCGCGATCAAGGCGAGTTGCCTGCTCGCCGGACCGGATGACCTGACCGGGGCGCTGGTGCCTCTGGTGGGGGCGGCTCCGACGAATGTCGGCGGATTGTTTGTCAGCGGCGATTACAACCGGACGACCGGACTCATCGGAAACGCTTCGACAAAATATCTGAATTCTAACCGAGTCAACAACGCTGATCCGCAAAATAATCAGCATCTAGCAGTTTATCAAACTGTAGCTACCGCAGGCACCTCGTTTGAAGGATGGATAGGGACGGGCAACGTGACTGCTAGATCCCAGGTTTTCCGAAATTCAGGAACAGGAAACGTAGCTGCATTCTTCCGGTCTAGGAACGACAGCGGAAACTCGATCGCCGCCGCAAGCTCGTCTGTTGGTTTAAAGGGCCTTTCAAGATCAATTAGTAGTTCGATTGATGCGCGAGCTAATGGTTCGGACTACACGCTAAACCATATATCAGCATCTCCAACAAACGCGTCAATTTCGGTTTTTGGACTAGGGACTTCCGATAAGACTGCATCACGTTTGTCTTTCTACTCCATCGGCGAAAACCTCAACCTTGCGCTCCTCGAAGCCCGCCTCGCAACCTACATGTCATCCCTGTTCTAATCCTATGTCCCTACTCACACCTACCGAATCCGTCACCGCTCGCATCGCCTCCGATGCTGGCACTCTCGCCGCACACCTGCGCAACGCGATCCATCTCGCCAACCGCATCACCGGCCACGCGCTCGAACTGCCGACGCCGGAACTCAACGCGTGGCTCAACGCGAGGCCGATGGAGCAACGCATTACGGAGTTTACCAGCCACGGCATCACCGGCGACGCGCTCAATACAGTAGCCGCCAGCAGCGAGTCAGCAACCGGCGCGTTAGCTGGATCAATCGGGCGCGTTATTACCTGTAGCGTGGCCGAGAAGCTCGCATTGCAAGGCCGCACGCTCGACATCATCGACGGCGCGTTCGTGGTGGCGGACATCCCACAGCCTGAGCCTGAGCCTGAGCCTGAGCCTGAGCCTGAGCCTGAGCCTGAGCTAGAGCCTGAGCTAGAGCCTGAGCTAGAGCCTGAGCCTGAACCCGCCTAACCATGGCCGAAATCACCACTACTCAAACCATGGGCAACAAAACGATCACGACGACGATCAACACGGCGGCAAGGGGGCCGGTTGGACCAGCAGGGGCGAATGGCACGAACGGAACCAACGGCAGCGATGCCAGCGTTACGGCGGCGAACATTGCAGCCGCGCTGCCAGCAGCAACAGCCGAACAGGAAATTTCAATTCGCGAATCAATCAAATCAGCAAATTCAATTCCTGAGCTTTTCGACGATTTCACGATCCGGGCCAACGGCACCGTCTATCAGGACGGAAGCCTGCCGATCATCGGCACCGCTTACCAGATGATCGGAGCGCAGGCGACGGCAACGGTGGGCAATACGACCGTCGCGCCGGTCGTGACTGCCGGGGGGTTTACGACCGGCGAAACCTACATCATCACGACGGTAGGAACTACCAATTTTACTTCGATCGGAGCCTCCGCCAGCACGGTTGGGGTGATCTTCACCGCTACCGGAGCAGGCACGGGAACGGGGACGGCGACGCCGTGGGAACCCGCGCTGCTACCGGACACGAACAGCCTTTACTATCTCGACTGCACGCTTGACGGAATCGTTCGGAACTTCGCTGTCGAATACGCTCACAAAGCGATTTCAGGCGGAACCGGAGTAACGCAAAGTGGCATCGTGCTGGGGATTTCTCAAGCCGGGGTCATTGCGTCCAACCTGATCCACATCCGACTCAACCGGAATTCGGTTTACGTTGACACCGGGTCGCCGGGCTCGTTCAATTTCATCTATTCGTGGGCTCCTCCGAGTCGCCTTGGCCTCACGTCCATGCCGCTCGGTTTGCCAACTGTTAGCCGGATTGAGATCCACGATGACACCCTGCTGATTTACCACGAAGGGCGAACCCACACGATCAAGCACGCCGACATTGCGAGCTACAACGGGAGCCATGTTTTCGTCGAATGCACGTCGGTCGCGGCGACCATGAACGCGCAAATTGGAGTGCTTCGACTTTGGGGTAACGCGCCGGATGGGATGTTTCCGCAAGATTCAATTTTTGAATCTATCGTTCACGGCGCGCCTAAATTTCCCGGTCGGGCATGGATCGGCACGACTGATTTTGCATGGTTAACCGGCAGCACGCCAACGACCGTGGACAACTACGGAGTCGCTACCCCTGGCGCGATGCTGACCAATAAAGGGTATTTCTGCTACCCTGAAGCAAACACGGCCTTCTATCCTGTCGAGCTTGTCACGACGCCGGTCTCAACGGAAATTTCTTGCGCTGCCGGGACCGATCAAACGCTTTCAAGCATGAATATTTTCGACTTTGCGTGGGCTGTCGGGAAGGGGATGGAATACATCATCTACGGGGTGACAGCCGCCAACGCGAACACCAAGCGGATCAAGCTCCGTAACTTCGCTTTTGGGGACATCGCCGGACTCGGGGCCGGTGTCGTGTTCGATTCGGGGGACTTCACCGACAACGCGAAACCATTCCGGCTTAAAATGAAAAAGCGGAGACTCACATCTCACGGCCATGTCTGGTTTTTCGAGTGGCAGGTCGGCAGCGGAACGCCTGTGATTTCCCACGCGCTAAACGTTGGATTTGCAGGATCAGCCGCGACGCTTTCATTCCTCACTACAGCAACGAGCGCGGGCGATATGAAATTTTACGACGCGCACGGGCGGTTCAATTACTTCTGACCAATCAATCCCCCTATCATGACCGTAGCATCCGTAGCAGAATCAGCCGGGACATCCGAGAGCGTCTTAATCTGGACGCTGATCGGTGGCCACGTCGTCACGCTCGCAACTCTCGCAATCAAATCACTGATCGACCAGGCCAACCGAGTGCAAGACCGCCTCGACTCGGAAAGCAAAGCGCGGATTATACTCGCCGAGGGAGCGAAACGCGAAGAGCGCATCAATGCGAAGATCGACCAGAACACCGCCGTCAACGTCGAGGCAATCAAAGTCGCGAACGGCCACAATGAGAAAATTGTCGCTTTGACTGAAACGGTGGCGAAGAGCGTGGGCGATGGACTCAGGGACGTTCACGTTACAATCGACCGCGAGAAATGAACCTCATCGCCGCATTCACCTCTTGGCTGGTTGGCCGGATCGGGGATGCGGTCTTTCCCAACCACAGAACCATGCCACCGGAATCACTCGTTGCAATCTGCGTCGGACACAGTCGCCACATCAACGGCAAGCGGGACGGCGGGGCTGTCTCTGCCGGTGGCGTTTCGGAGTGGACGTTCAACCGTGACCTCGCGTTCCAGATCGACCGCATACTGCGCGAAAAGGGCGTGCAATCGTTCGTGATCGACGACTATCGTGGCAGTGGTTACACCGACTCCATGCGCTGGCTTGCGAGCGAGATCAAGGCCAAGGGGGCGACGGTTGCCATTGAATGCCACTTTAATGCAGCCACAGGCACCGCAAAGGGCCATGAGTGGCTTTTTTGGCAAACCTCCAAGGGCGGCAAGGCGCTAGCAACCGCATTGCGCGGGGCATACGAGGAAGCCTTTCCGCTTTCCGTCAATCGCGGCATTAAAGCCAAGGTCAGCGGCGAGCGAGGCGGGGAGTTTTTGAAGCTAACGCACTGCCCTGCCGTCATCGCGGAACCATTTTTTGGCGACAACGCGCAGGAATGGCAAACGGCATCCTCCAGCGTTTCCGCGATGGCCGAGGCGATGGCAACCGGCATTTGCGACTACCTGACCGCTTGAGCCGGAAGCCATCCCTGAAACCTGCGCGTGTCCGTCGCGCCCCGGTGGCCCGCCGTGGCTAGCGGCGGGCAAGCGCACGCATCAGGATTGAGGGATCACCCGGCGGGCAATGCACGAATCGCGTAGAGGATTCCGTCTCGCTCTTCGAGTTCCCATCCTTCGTCTTCGGCATTACTTGGTCCGACGCATTCGCATTCGCCGTAGTGTTCCATGTGAACAGCGCACCAAGGCTCGCCGCAGCATTCGCACTCTGACAGGTCGCTTGCGAAGACGATACGAACGCACTCCATTGGAGTGCCATCGCTTGCGCTATACCGCTGTATGTGGTTGATCTGATTTTCCATCGGTCGTCTGAAGGTGCGAGCTTGTTTTGTCCGCCGTCTGTCTGGTTTGCCCATCGAGGCTTGCCGTTGACCATGCGAGGCAGAACGGATTCGGTCGGCAGAAGATTCGGCAGATTCTTCAGCCACAAGCAAGTCGCCTTGCTCGCATCGTGGCCGAATTGGTGCGGGTGAACGATTTGGTCCGGCTTGCGGATGCGGCTGGAAATGATCGAAACCGGATTCTCCAGCGCGATGTGGGGAATGTCAGCATCGAGCAATAGACGCACGAAATCTAAGGCGTCTTCGGTGCCTTGCCATCCGCGCCCACGATTGTTCCAGTGGATGCCTGAGACGCTCAGGAAAGTGCATGGCGGGTGAGCGATCATCAGATCCCACCCCCCCCCAAGAACATCGCGCACATCTCCCTGGTAGTGCGGTCCCGGTGAATCTGTCGGCAGCAGGTCGCAGGACATCGCGTCGTGACCGAGTGCGATGAAGGCATCGCGAACCGTGCCGGAATACTCGCAGGCGACTAGGATTTTCATGCCGCGAAAAAGTCCTCCGCTTTGTATCCTTTGCCAAGGAAGGCAACGTGACCGTTGGCGCAGTAGATCCAAAAGTCGCCATCACTTCCCTTGCGGACCGTGTAGCTGGTGGATTTCCAGTGGATAGTTGATCCGTTTTCGACTGCGGCCTTGACTTGTTCGATGCTGTTCATGGTCGGTGTTGGTTGACGGCGCAAACCTACCGCGCCTGATGATTTCCGCAAGAAAAGAATCAAGTTTCTGCGCAATCGTTGGAAGCAGTAGGCATTTTTTCCATCGCCCACTTCAAATAACAGGCCTGATCTAGGCATTCTTCGTAGGCGTGCTGGAGTCTCGCCCGCAATTCCAGATCGTTTTGCGCGAGCGTCATTCCATACTTGGCGATCCCGATCCGCTGGCGATCCGCGATGTCCGCGCAGACCTGGGCTTCGATGCCGGTTGGTTCTTCGATGTTCATTGGTTGGTTGGTTGTTAGCTGGTTCATGGGCGATCTAGATGGTCGTTCATGGCTTCCATCTGAAATCGCGGGTTGCGTTTTCTACGGCGTTTTTTGTGTTCCGGTCGAGTAATTTTAGACTTTTCGTGGAACAATGAATGGCAAGGCCAACAAAGGCAGGTCAGATCATCGAGGTGTTCCATTTCATTTCCCTTGTTCATGTAGGTCCGATGATGCGCGGTCAGTTGGTTCGCGCTATTGCAGACTTGGCATCGGTAGCCAGCCCGCTCCTTCACGGCTTTCGCAACCTCTTTCCAGTATGGGCTTTCGAGGTAGTCGTGGTATCGTTCTCGCTTTGTCATCGGTGTGTCTAATTACAATCAGTTCGCTTCGCTCATTCACCGGATTCCTTCGGAAGGGTTTGAATTCAAAGCCGCCTCTTCAAACGGAAAACTGAGTCAGATTCAGGAACCGTAATCGGCCCTTTCGGAATTTCGCTCTTCCTTGCGGAATGGGATGAACCACAACGCGCTCGGGGTGATAGGCGGCAATCAGTGCCCGACGAGCTTCCTAGAATCCATGAGGCTTTCGCCCCTTTGCCTCCGAAGGATTGGCGGCGCTTCGCAGCGGGACCGTTCCGATGTCGGAACCCGCTAAAGCTAAGGCCCGATCCGGGTTGGCTACGGATCGGGCCTTGCGCCGGATTTCTCCGGGAGGTGGGAAGATTCGTCTTAGTGCCAACCGAGACGCCCGACAACTACCCCGGAAGGCCGATGCGGTCAAGCGGATTCTTCTCCGCCCACTTGGCGAGCGCATGGGCGATGGCATCCAGCTTCTTGGCAGCAGCGTCCGGGGACAACTGCGCGCCCTCCTTGGCGCGATGATAGCCTGTAATCGCCCCTTGAAACCTCGGGCTGATTCCAGCGTGCGCGGACCACTCGTTTGTTTCGATGTTGGCGACCAGGCGCATGGTGACGGTTTTCTCGCGGTAGAAATCCATAAACATTCGCAGATCGTCCATGTCTGCGATCCGGAATGAAACGCAACACTCGTCCTCGTCGGCCCAGTAGTTCGCTTCGATGCGGCGTTCCAATTCTGGTTCAGTTTTGCCGTTAATCGGCCAAACCTGCGCGGGGTTTGAGGATGAAACGTGAAGGGTGAATTTGATTTCAGGTGTCATGGTTTCTTTGTTTGAGTTCGTGTAGTTCAATAAAAATACTGATGGCGTTTTCGCGCTCGGAGTCGAGTTCTTCGCGCAGGATTTTGGCTTCGTGCTTCCACACCGCCAGCTCGCGTTCCATCGACTCGGCTAAATCGCGGAGCGCGTAGCTCCATTGGCCATTGGATGCCTTGATCGCGGCTTCGGTGCGTGGTGTTGGCGTCATGGCTTGTCGTGCTGTAGCCTAAACATGGCGAGCTGCTCGTCCCATTCGGCAGGGCAAAGGTCGCCAATGTCGTCGAACTGCTTAAACCACCCCTCAAAGTCGGCAAGCTCCTTGATGCGGTCAAAAATGAATTCGTCTAGGTTCATGGTTTCTTGCGTTCGATGTGGTTCATGATTCGGATGATCAGATTGGCGAGCCGTGGATGGCCGGCCAGGATCACGGCTAGGGATCGGGATAGGTGGCTCATGGCTCGTGCTTAAAATCGACAATTACCCGCGCCATCTGCGCTGCCGTCTTAACCGGCTTCGCCTTCTTGCCGTTCGCGCCGGCCAGCATTCCGTGCCCGCCACGCCCGTTGTCCCACAGCCACCAGTCAAGCCAGCCGTCCGGGTCGATGATTTGCACGGCGTCCTCGAATGCGCCCCAGATGGATTCGTGGAGCCTGCCTTCGCTGTCCATGCACCCGGCCTTGATCGCGGCGTTACAGGCATCGTCTAAGCGATTGTATGAGGCTGTCAGCGTTTCGATGATGCCTTGCCAGTGTTTGATTTGTTCTGTGCGGTTCATGCGCCGAACTCGCTACCCCTCCGCCGGTCCCGCCTCAACAAAAAAGGAGCATCCCGCAAAAATAAACCTGACGAAAAAACTTGCCAGCGGTCCCGCCTTTACGCGCTGTAAGCCTCGCTTGCCGGTCAAGTTTTTCCCGCTGTATGACACAACTATTTTTGACGCTTTTTCTCGCCAGTCGAGCCGGTCGAGGGGATTGTGCGGCTGTCAACCGACGCAATACCATGACACCCACCCAGATCGCCAACCTTGAGGCCGAATACATCCAGCGTGCACGCATGGCCAAAGAGTTCGACGACCACTCCATCGCTGCGGCATGGGAGGCCGCTGCCTCGCTGCTTATCGAGGCCGCTAGCAAGCCACGCCGCACCCGGCGCAAACTCACCACGCCATGAGCATCCTTGCCGCCGTCTTTGTCTGGGCTGGTTTGTCCATCCTCGCCCTTGTCGCCTTCAACCTTCTTTCCCGATCCAACTATTACCGATGAACACACCGATCACTGATGCAGCTCTAGATAAGTGGGCATGCGGAGGAACCTCCAGCGAAACGATCATTCCGGCAATGCGCCGCCTTGAACTCGACCGCGCCGCGCTGATGGACGCTTTGTGTGAAATCCACATCCTCTCCCATGATTACAGTGGAGAGGGATCCATTGCGCTGAAAGCCATTGAAGCCGCCCGCGCCAACTTTCCAAACGCATGAAACACCACGAATACGCCAACCTGTTCCCGATGCTCCCAGACGCGGAGCTTCAGTCTCTTGCTGCCGACATTGCGGCTAACGGACTCGAGACTCCAATCACCACGCTGGACGATATGATCCTCGATGGTCGCAACCGGCATCGCGCCTGCGAGATTGCCGGGGTCGATCCGACTTTTCAAGAATACCTCGGCGGCGACGCCCTGGGATTTGTAGTTTCCCACAACTTGCACCGCCGCCACCTGACCAATGGACAACGGTCGATGATCGCGGCACGGCTGGCGGATTTGAAGGTAGGGAATCCAAACCTAATCGCACCAATTGGTGCGATTGTATCCGAAGGCAAGACCCGCGATGAGGCCGCCGCCCAAATGAAGATTGGCCGAAGCAGCTTGGACCGCGCCAAGAAAGTTCAGCGCGATGGCATCCCTGAGTTGGTGCAAGCCGTCGATTCGGGCGAGATTTCCGTTAATGCCGCGTGGGGGGTTTCGAGTCTTCCCGCAGATGAGCAAGCCGCCGCCCTCGCCGATGGTGTTAAAGCGGTGAAAGCCAAGGGGAAGAAGGCCAGGGAAGCAGCAAAGAAGCCGGGACAGGGAAAGCCTCAAGCGCAACCTGAATCCAAACCTGCCCGCAAATCAGCGGTTCCCTCTAAGGAAGAAATTCTCAAAGACCAGCGGCGGGTGCTAGGCAACCTGAAGGCTGCATGGTCCGCAGCGCCAACCGCTATTCGCGAGGAATTTCTTGCGTGGGTTGAGGCCACAAAGATTTCTACAAATGCGTGATTTTAGAAGCACTACACCAAATAACAAAATGAAACGAGACACAAGAAGCCTGTTTAAGATCGAATGGAAAACACCGCAGCAACTGGTGGTGAAAATTACTCCTGAGGACGCCGAGAAGATTCTGGCAAACTACAACCACGGAAACCGCCTATTGCGGGGCGGTGGCGCGAGATACATCGCGCTTCAAATCCGGGCCGGGGAATGGGTCGAGGATCACCCGCAGCCCATTTGCTTTTCTAAGCAAGGGGTGCTTCTTGATGGGCAACATCGGATTGCAGGGATCGCGATGGCAAAAGAAGAGGTTTGGGCATCCGTCCGGTTTGGGGTTGATCCAAGTGTTATGAAGTATTTAGACACTGGAATCACCAGGTCGTTATGCGACCGTGTTCAATTTGTTCAAAACACTAACGTTAACAAGAATATCGCGTCCATGGTGTCGAAGCGGTATCAAATGACGGTCAAGGGTAAGCCTAGCCCTGAATCAGCTCTTTTCATCTATTACGAGATGGAAGATTCTTATCGGACTATTGCAGAGCTTAGAAAAACAAACCGGTTCCTTGCGACCTCAATTGTCGCCCTTGCCTTCGCGGACTACCATAGCCGTTACGGTCAAGAGGCGCTGGAAATGTATTGTGAGCTTTTCAAAATCTCTACTACTTGCCAGCCCATTCAGGCGCTAAAGAACTACCTGACTACAACGAAGATGGTAGGCACAACCCAGTATCCATACATCGTTTCCGCTTGCCTTGCCAACCATGAGGGCCGCGAAGTCAAAGTTCTCCGGGCTGCGTCTTGGCGTTGATTTCGAGTATTACGAAAAGCCAAATGAACCTAACCATAACCAACCCGCCAGTCGTCGAAACCGATCCGCTGGTAATTATCCGAACCTCGCTGCCAACCGACGCCAAATATGACTCGGAGACGAAGCGTTACAACGGCAAGCTTGCCCGCGTAAACATCCGCAACGGCTACGATCTCGCGCTGATCAAGATGTTGCGCTACGGAATCGACTACTTTGCGCCCGCCAATGGCGACGGAATCCTTGTTAACCCTGACCTACTCAAACGATGAAGACTAAAAAGAAATACCCGAACAACGGTCCGTCATTACAAGCCCAGAAATGGATGGAGCGTCCACGCTTTTACCGCGCCGAACTGTTGGCTTATTTTAAGTCGGCCACCCATGTCACCCGCCCTGAAACCCGCGCAATCCTTGATTTGCCATGACCTACCAAGAAGCCGCCACACACCTGCTGGCATCCGCAACCTACCGCATGACCATGCCCGAGCGATCCGCCTGCGAGGCGATCCAAGCTGGTAACAACGACGACGAAAGCTGCCGCGTGATGCGCCAACTCATGACTGAGTTCGCTAAAGAGCTTGCCACGGCCCGACCAATCGAGCCGGTCGCGCCAATCGAAACCACTGACCAGGAGGGTGCTGCATTGCTATGACCTCCGACGCAACCAGAACCGCCAGTGCCATCGCCCTTGTGCTTTGCGTCGTTACTTTCGTGATCCTGCTCGCCACCGGATGCCGGGATTTCGAGGGCTACGTTGCCGTTTGCCTCCTTGCCGTAATGGCAATCTTCGTCGGATCAACCTCCGATGCGTAACTTTCCTATGTGGGAAACCGGGCGGCATGTGCCACGTCGTTTTTCATCCGTTGAGGGTGGGATTGCTTACGACAGCCCGGAAACTTTCAACCGACCAAACTATGAAAGCAAAACCAAAAAGCCAGTGCCAGCGATTGCTGGCTTACCTCAAGAAGAACCGCAAAGGGATCACCACGATGGAGGCTTTCGAGCATCTCCGCATTACGTGCGTGCATAAGCGCATCAGCGAGCTAGAGGAAGTTGGCCGATGGGATTATACCAGCGTCGTGCCACAGTGGATTCAAGCCCATTTTATCACCCGCACCAAGGAGCGCACCGCTTCCGGCTCCATCGTCACCAGATACAAACTCACCCGCTAATTTCCAGCGCCCTTGATGCCGTCCCTTGTGGGAGACAGCACGGCACAAGGGCAACCTTTTCTGATACCATGACAACCAACACACGAGAACTACTCGCCGCAAACGAAGCTTTGCGCGCCGAATATCCAACCGCTTGCATCGTTGATGCCGCGATGGATTGCAAAGGATTCAAGCTGACCGTCATCCCGGCCAGCATTTATAAAGATAGCGAGGTCGGCAGAGGCGCAACCGTCGAGGATGCAATGGCTGACCTCCGCGCCAAGTTTATCGCGAACGATCCCGTCGCAAAGATCCGCAAGCAGGCCGAGGCGCTAGGCTACGGGCTTTTGAAGCTCCCTCAAGACTAACAAACGAACAAAATGAAATCAGAAACATTTGATGGCAAAGTCGGCCAGATGAAAACCAAATCGAACTGGCTCGCGTCCGAGGACTTCCTTGGGATTGGCGATGTCACGCTTACGATTGAAGCGATCAAGAAACACACCGACGTTCCGATGGACGCTGGCCGCGTCGAGAAAGAACTGTTCGCGGTCCATTTCGCCGGATCTCCAAAGGGGATGATCCTCAACGCCACGAATCGCAAGTCACTCTCGGCATCATTCGGGGCCGATACGAAGAGGTGGATCGGGCAGAAAGTGACGCTCTACGTTGCTGATGGGATCAGGAAGCCCGGTGGCAAATCCGGCGAGACGACAACCGGACTGCGCATTCGTCCGATTGTCGCCAACAACCCGCTCTTGAATGGAGGTGGCGCATGAGCGAGGCAAACGACGGAGAACCGGCATTCCCAGTGCCCGTGGGTGAACGCGAATTCTGGGATCGCGAGGAAAACGGAAGCCCAAACGGGATCACGATTCGCGACTACTTCGCGGCGGCGGCTTTGCAGGGACAGCTTTCCTGCGCTCAAATAATCGAGGGGTCAGTAACTGGAAACGAAGTTGCATCATCTTGCTATGAATGGGCTGACCTGATGCTCGCCGCGAGAAAGGAGGTCGCATGACCTGGCCCGCAATCGGAATCCACCGTGACATCAACCCGACCGACTATTTCGCGCTGACCCACCTCGACGGCGCGGTCGTCCGGTCCAATTCGACACTGAAAGCATTCGACCAAGACCCGGCGCTTTTCCATGCCGGCCACCGGAAAACGCCGACTAAGGCGATGACAGCCGGGAGCCTGTTTGACTGCCTGCTGACCAGTCCCGCCCGGTTTGGCGACGAGTTCATTGTTTCGCCCTTCGACGAGTTTCGAAGCTCAGAATCCAAACAGTGGCGCGACGAGCAGACGAAGACCGTCATCAAGCAAGCCGACCTCGACCTAGCGGTTGAGTCGATCAAGGCGATTCAATCCGACCCCCGATGGCTGGCGATCACGACCGGCGATTGCGGATTTCAGGTTGCGATGCGGGCCGACATCGACGGCAAGCCATTTAAGGCGTTGATGGACGTTCTACCGGACAAGGACGGCGCATTCGGTGACGCCATTGTTGACGTAAAGCGATTCGGCAGCATGGACACACTCAAGGAGGTGTTGCGGAACTGCGAAAAGTTCCAATACAACTATCAAGGCGGGCTTTATCGGGGTATGGCGCGACTGCTTGGCGAAAAGCGGAATCGCTATTTGCTCTACATCGTGCCGACCAATCCGCCGATCACACCCTGTTTGATCGAACTTGGCGAGAACATGCTAGCAACCGGCGCACATGCCATCTTGCGGATGAGTCAGCGGATGGCGGAATGCGAGGAAACCGGAATCTGGCCGGGGCGATTCGATGGCATCAAGCGCGTTGACCAGGCGGAAGAGGGATGGGGATGGAAAGAAGTCGAAACCGAATTGGAGGAAGCACAATGAGTGACCAAGAAACATACTTCGACGGGCTAGTCGGCAAGCGCGTCATCGTCATTTGGCGCGATCAAAGCAGCGACTGGATCGCCTTTCGACTTCTTTGGGAGGACTGCGGCAACGTGAAATTGCAAGGCGTGGCTTCACCGGATGGAAGCATGCACGACGGCAGCTGTGTGATTTGCCCAATTAGTTACATCCGGGACATCATCGAGTGGAAGGATGATTTATGACCCTCTGGGCTAAACGAACAGACGGCAACCACGCCGAGATCCGGCAAGCGATGCGAGATGCCGGGGCGGAAGTCGAAGACCTATCCGGCAGCGGTAAGGGGATGCCTGATACGCTCGTCTGGACTCCCCACACCGGGCTGATGCTGGTCGAGATCAAGATGCCGAAGGGGACACTCACGGCGCACCAGGTGCGATTCCATGCGAGGTTCCCAGTTCACATCGTGCGATCCGTGGATGATGCGATGCGGCTTATACAGCAGAGTTCTAACCACGAAACGACATGAAAACCGAAACCAAAGAACTAGCCGCCGAACTCCGCAGAATCGCGGAGGGAATCTTATTTGGTCGCCCTTACCTTGTTGCTAATCAAGCCGCCGACCGGCTGGAGGAGCTGGAGCGCGAGCTTGCCGCCGAGCGGGCGCTTGCGGACAGGCTGGCGGCATCCCTTGAAGACTGCCGCGATGACTCAGCTGAGTTGCTGTCGGAACATTCATGGTGGCAGGACGAGCCACGATGCGGGTATGCCGAGCGCTACAAAGAAAACGCTAAGAATATCACAAGAGCAGTCGAGACCCTCGCCGCATGGAAGGAGGCCCGACGAGTATGACACCAACCCCAAGAACCGACGCCGCACACCGGCTTGCTGCTGGTTGAGATCAAGATGCCGAAGGGGACGCTTACGGCGCACCAAGTCCGATTCCACGCGAGGTTCCCGGTTCACATTGTGCGATCCGTGGATGATGCGATGCAGCTTATAGAGAACGTCAAAGATCACGAATCGCCGAAGCACGGCGGCGATTCAAAGTAAAACGTAACCGGCGATTTCGTGCATCGCCTTGTTCGACAATTTTATGACTACCATCGAAAAGAAACTGATTGAAGCTGGAGTGAAAAACCTCCGCGAATTTGGGTATCCTGACTGCAACGTTGAGAATATCCTGACGGATCAAATCTACGGTGCGTTCTTCAAGTCCATGCTCGAAGAAAATAAGGGGCGCGGCGTGGATCGGGAGATTGACGCGCTGCTCGCTCGTTTGTCGAACAGCCCGATCACCGGCGCAACGGCGTCCGGTGCATCCCAGAGTTCTAACCGGCCACCTTGTTCTCTGAATTTCCGAAAGCCATGAAAGACAAAGATATAACCAATGCCGAAGCTCACGGCTTCGCGTCACTTAAATGGCACGCCGCCGAAAAAGGTGACATTGAAACCGCCCTTGAAATGCAGAAGGCGGAAACCGAATCGCTCTGCCGACTGGCGGGGATGATCGAGCAACCAGACCCAGAAGATCCAACTAAAGAAGCCGACTGGTGGAAACCTGAAACCGAACAATGAAACCGACCAGAGAAAAGCCGATATTAAAAGAAACTTCGCCATGCTTGTATGCGTGCTCATGCGGCTGGAAGGGTCCCCGATATGCGACTTGGGTGAAGCGTGGGAGCCGCGACCTGCTTTTCTGCGGTGGATGCCGAGAATCATCAATGGACCGGAAAGCTTTCATCGAACACTGCGCCAGTGATTTGCAGAACGCAATAGGTGAGGCACGGGCGGACAGCGCCACCTCGCCAATAAGCTTACCCGCCGTTCCATCCGCCTACTTGTTCGAATTCTTATCATGAACCTACCAAGACACGACGACCTAGAAAATCCGCCCGATTTTTGCGAACTTCGGGACGATTACTGGCAGCTATGGGATCAACTCAAAGCGGCGGAAATCAAGATGGCTAAAATCGCAGAATCTATCTCCCCGATGGAACATGGACATCCCGATAATCTTTTCTTGTCGAACGCCTCTGTGGAGGCACGCACCAAACCGCTATGAATACACCAACCAACTCCGAGGCGTTGCCTCTCACGAATTGTTCGGCTCTTGAGATTTGGGTAAATAATCCCAACTCATGCCTTGGGTGGGCACGCCACTCTGGACCGTTCACCAGCCGCGCCAAGACAGAAAAACGCGTGCGGGACATCAAGCTATTTGATGCCGTCAAAGGATGCCGCTTTCAAATCCGTTCTCTGCCGAACGACCCTGCTCTGGCACAGCCGGAAAACCACAATAAACCCTCGAGCACCTGAAAATATGGCCGAAGAAACAGAACATGGAACCACTGAGCGCAAGGCTGTTGACCAGCAGCGCCTTGTTCGGCCTCATTGGATCACCGCTCCAAGGGGATACGCCGAACCTGATCCGCCATACCGCTCCCGCTTCAACTTCGTGTGGTGGTTCTGGATGCCGCGCATCCACACGCAACGGCCCGACACCATGAACCCGCGTGTGATACGGATCATCTGGCTATGCTTCGCTGTGGGACTGGACATCTGGGGCAAGGAGTCGCGGATGTATTGGCCGAACAGCGGGATCATCGGCGCAACGGCGTCCGGTGCATCCCAGAGTTCTAACCGGCCAGCACCATGAACGACACCCCACGCACCGACGCCATTGCCCATCGAGGCTACAACGAGTCCGCCTACATCTCGGAGATGACCGGCCTAAGCCGACAGCTGGAGCGCGAAAACAAGACCTTCCGCGCAGCTCAAAAGGCTTGCGAGGATTGCGACGCGCCACGCGTTGACCGGATCGCCGAGCTAGAGCGCGAGCTTGCTGAATCCACTGAATCGCTCGCTTTTCAGACGCAACTCAACCGCGAGGTGATCGAGCTGGAAAAAAAGACGCTTGGCGAGCGGAACGACGCGAGGAAGGAGCTTGAGCAAATCAAGGCAGTGCTAGCCGATCCTGTGGCCGTTCACCTCAACATGATGCGCGGGACGATTGCATGGACACCGGCGAACCTGCGCCACTTGTTAGGCGATACCGGCGACGCAAGGGCGGAACTAGCCAGCCTGAAAGCCACGCTAGCCGATCCTGACGAGGTGGAACTTGCGATGATCCGTGGCGAAATCGCGATTCCGCACCGGGTAGGGTTTGATTACATCATCGGGAACCCATGAAACTCCTCGTTCGGCGCGCGGCAACCTGTGAACACCGTGTGAATTGATTGCGCTTTCCTTGTCCCGCCTTGTCCCATACTGTCCCGCATATGGCTAGTTACACCAAACTATTTACCTCAATCGTCACATCGACCATCTGGAACGAAGACGACAAGACCCGCATCGTCTGGATTACAATGCTCGCCCTTGCCGATAAAAACGGCGAAGTGCAAGGGAGTGTTCCGGGACTTGCTCGCGTTGCTGGCGTTTCCGTCGATGACTGTCGCGTTGCAGTGGCTAAGTTCCTCGCCCCGGACTTCGACTCAAGAACCAAGGACGACGAAGGAAGAAGGATTGAGGAGATCGAAGGAGGGTGGCATCTGCTCAACCACCGCAAGTATCGGGAAATGGCGAGCAAGGACGAGTCGAGGGAGGCGGAAGCTAAGCGGAAAGCACGGTATCGGGACAAGCTGAAGCGCAACGAAAAGTCCGGGACTGTCCCGGACAAGTCCCACGAAGTCCCAAAAAAGCAGCACATAGCAGAAGCAGAAGCAGAAGCAGACTCAAAAGCATATACAGAAACAGAAGCAAGCCAGCCTTTTAAAAGGCAGCGGGCTGGCGAGCTTTTGCCGATGGATGCGCTCAAAGTCAAAATCAACAGCCTCCGCCCCGAGTGGAAGAAGATGCCGCATCTTTCCGCGATGGAAATGCACACGCTTCAAGGCTGCGCTCATTCACTGGAATGCCTTGCGGAATCCGACTGGCAGCTAATCCGGGACTTCCTCGCCTACGCGCCTAGGGGCACCGAAAAGCTCTACCAAGTTCGCTCGCGGGAGAAGTTCCTGCAAACGCCAGTGGACACGCTGACGGCGGCGACAGAGTGGCAGAAAAGCCAAGGAAACAGCCCAACCAAATCAAACGGAGGAAAATGGTAATGAAAACGTGCATCACCTGCAAAACAGCCGAGACGAAATCCGGCCTTTGCTGCCCGACCTGCGGCAGCGTCATCAACATCATGGTCATCATCAAAAAGCACTGGGATCCTGACGAGCTAGAAAAGCTGCGCGACACTCTCAGAGAAGACCCGGTTCTGGCCGCTCACACCAATGCCAAAAACCGGGGAGCGTCGGTCATGGCCAAGCTCCTCTGGTTCATCATCGAAGGCGCCCGACCGCTGAAGCTCCATCCCGACACTTTCCGGTCCAAGGTTTGCGACGCGATCAACGACGAGATTTCCGGCGCTAAGAGCATCGTTGAATACGATCAGAAGCACGGTGAGAACGCATGGATGAAAGGCGTGGCGAACGCGATGGAGGGATGGGTCGGGCAAATCACGATCAACAAAGCATGACCACCCCCGCCCAAATCCTCTCCGCCGTCCACCAGGCCACCGGAGCCGAACCCGACGAGATCATCTCCAAATCCCGCCGCCACTCCGTCCTGTTCCCTCGCTACATCGTCCTGCTCCTTCTCAGGCAGTCCCGACCGTTCTTCAGCGAGATCGAGCTGGGCCAGTTGATCGGCATCGAAGGGCACGGCTCGACCCGCCACGCACTCGGCAAGGCTAAGGAGCTACTCGACCAGGATCAGCATTTCCAGATCGCGCACGGCAAGGCGACGGCGATTCTGGGGGATTCTTTCCCTACAGCCGCAAGCGATTGAACGATTTATTGCAAAATGTCTTGCGGGTTTCAAGGGGGATGGTAGGTTCACCACATCGAAGCGAGCAACGCGACGACAACCACCAACCAAACGACACCATGAACCAGCGCCAAGTCACAATCCACACCGCAGCCGAGTCCCTCATCACGGTCCTTAGCTGGCAGCCATGGGAAACAGCGGAATCCGCAATCGCCGCTCTCAGTAACCAGACCGGCCTTGAAATCCTCCGCTGGGAATTCAACTGAACCAAAACCGGGCGGGGAGAAATCCCCGCCTTTTTCCCATGAAACAAATCACACCTAAGCAGGCGCTGGAGCTTGCGACTTCCAACAAGTCGCGGCTAAAGAGCGAAATTTATTACTGCCAAGAAGATTGGATTCGCGGCAATGCAACCTACATCGCCGCAATCGAATGCGGCAGGTATGACCGGACGTTGTGCGGCGAATGGCCGAAAGGATGGAAAGCTGAGATGAAAAAGGAAGCTAAGGCAATGGCGGAAAAGGCGCTGCTCGACCGATTCATTCGCGACGAATGCAAGACGCTCGACGGCGTGATTTGGCTTGGGAATTGGGAAATGATCCAGCAGCTTGAAAAGACACCAACACGATGAAACCAGCCCAACACGGCGGCAAACGCCCAGGCGCAGGACGCAAGCCGGGAAACCCGCGCCAAAGCCTATCAATCCGCATCAGCGAGCCAGCGATGGCTAGGCTCGAGCAACTCCGCGAGTCTACCGGCATCAGCGCCGGGAAGCTGGTGGAGGCGATGATTCTCAACGAAACCAACAACCACACCCCATAATGGCCAAGAAAATATACGATGCCGTCGCAACAGTCGGAACCTACAAGGACCGCAACGGCGAGGAAAAGAAACGCTACGTCAACGTCGGAAGCGTTTTCGAGAACGACAAAGGGCAGTTGTCCCTGAAGCTAGACTCGGTGCCGGTCGGCAATGAGTGGAGCGGATGGGTCAGCTTCTTTGAGCCGAAAGAGCGCGATGGGCAGCAGCGGCAGGGACCGGGCCGCGATGTATCCGCGCAGGAAGCCACGCGGAAAATGCACGGGAGCGAGGCTAGGACGACGGCAAGCCAACCAGATGACTCTGACGACTCGACCATCCCGTTCTAGCCCATGACAGCCACACTACAAGCGGCGGAGATCATCCGCGATGCACTACGACAGGCAGCGAGGGAATGCGACTGCAAGCCCAGCGAGGCGCTCAGGGCGAAGATCGGGAACAAGGCGGCGATTACGGCGCGCAACATCGCCGTCAGGCTCGCTTACGATCGGGGCATTCCTAGGCCGATGCTTGCCGAGGCATTCGGGCGATCGGTTAAGACGATTGGCGATGCTCTGCTGATGAGTCGGCGCGACTGAGGTTGTCGCTCAATGCAGCCCGCTCCTTAATTGGGGCGGGCTTTTTCGTGTCGGGATAGCAACAGGCACAGGACTGGTGCCTTTAAAGGATAGCTACATGGGAGGCTGTTAGGTCAAGCGCAAAATAAGCGCATTGGCATAGCGTTGACAATTGCAACAAAATTGCGTTAGCTGCCTACATGCCGAGGAAATCAGCCTACATCCGCAAGACGGAAACACCCCAGCATGAGCAACGTGACAAGGAGGTGCAAGGCAGGAGCGACTACCTTGAAGCATCGAGGCGAGCGTCATCGTCGAGCATATCGAGGGCGTGCGATAGGTGGCTAGAGGGGCGAGGCATAGCAAGCAAGGGGTGGGGCAAGCGATGAATTACCATGATCCGAGCGGCCCATTCATTGGACTAAGGCGATGCTTAAGTTTTATTGACATTTCAAAAGGAGCAGAAATAAGGAATTTTTACCATAAAGTCACAAGATAAAAATACCCCCATACAAGGAATCTCTTCCGTAAGTTATTGCCGAAGGCGCTGCGTCGCGCGGGAATTAAGTATGCAACAAGAAATAAGATAGGAACCAAATGCCAAGGACAACAATAGCCGAAGCATGTCGCGAGCGCGGCATTAACCGAAAGGACTGGGACGAGGCCAAAAGGCAAGGGGTTGACCCTTGGAACCGTGAGGCAATGGCTGCGTGGGCTAGTTCTAGGAACCACCGGATTCAGCCTGGCGCGAAGATGGCGCTACCGGAAGCGACCGCTACAGCTCAAAGCCTACAAGAGATGGAGCTTGCCATCAGGCAGGCGCAGGACATCGACACAGTAAAGATCCTCAAAGAAAAGGTTCTCGCGCTGAAGGGAATCGTTGCCGTCCAGATGGAGACTCGCGAGCTTGTCCCTGTTGGCGAGGTTCGCCAGTCGATAACCCGAGTCGTATCCGCCGCTCGTGGCGAGCTACTTAAGTTCGCCGCCGACATTCCGCCGAGGGCTGAAGGATTGGAAGCGTCCGCTATCCAGAAGCTTATTCAAGCCGAGGTTATTGAGATCCTCACCCGGCTATCCGATGAAACCAACGCCATTTATGCGGAAGAATCCAGTCATTGAGGGCGCGTGTTTAGGTTGGCGACCACCGACTAAGTTGACTCCGTGGGAGTGGGCTGCCGCTAACGTCAAGATTCAGAATAGCGAGCGATCCGGTAAGTTCGACCCGGAGCAGACTCCTTGGTGGAAGGGTCCGATGGAATGCGCTGCCGACTTTGACACGCGGAACATCGTTGTCCTAGCTCCAACCGGATCGGGCAAATCCACAATGGCGGAAGCTCTGATTCCCTACGTCGTTTCCGAAGATCCCGGCCCGATGCTTTACGCGTCCCAGACCGACGAGGACGCGAAGTTCTGGGCTGAGTCCCGGCTTACCCCCGCCCTTAAATCCTGCGCCATGCTCGCGGCACTTTGGCCCGAGGATCGCCACAAATCGAGGAAGCTCGAAATTCTTTTCCCGCACATGCCGCTTATCATGGGCGGGGCGAACCTGTCGAACTTCCAAGAGAAGTCGATGCGCTGGCTCTACGGGGACGAGGTGTGGACATGGAAGCCGGGGCTTGTCCGCGAGTTCTTGGCGCGGCATCACGACAGATGGAACCGGAAAATATACCTCGTCTCTCAGGGCGGATACACCGGCAGCGAGTTTGACCTTGAATGGCAGAAAACCAACAAGGCGTCCTTTGGGTGGAAATGCCCAGGTTGCCGCAACCCGCGCCCCTTTTCATTTGAAGATCTCAAGTTCGACCGCATCGAGGTCGACGGCAAGCTCGACGAGCAAGCCAGCTCAGACACCGCAAGAATGCGCTGCGACTGCGGTCAGGAATACGCCGACACCGTGGCAAACCGCCGCTTGCTCTCATCGTCCAACATGGAGAACGGAGCGAAAGGCTACATGTCACCGGGCGGGGAATCACCCGTCCGAGGCTATCGTGGCTTCCACGTTGACTCGCTGGCAGTCTGGTGGATTCCGTGGTCGAACGAGGTTCTCGGATTCTTGGAGGCGACCCGCATGGCCAAGGCCGGCGCGGTTGAGAAGCTCCGGCAGTGGAAACAGAAACGACGGGCGCAGTTCTGGTCCGAGGACATGGTTGACACTGCCGCCCCGCTAGCCGTCTCAGGTTACAGCCGCGACGACGTAGCCGAGGGTCAGCCGCTGGATGGCGAAGCTTGCCGGGTTGCGACTATCGACGTTGGCGGCGACCACTTCTGGATGGTGATTCGCGCATGGTGGCAGGGCGGTGAGTCAACCTTGCTCTGGGAGGGTTACGTTCCCGGCAGGGGCGGCGACGAAACGGAACTGACCGAGCTGATCGCACGCTACAAAGTTGACCCAAACAAGACGTTCATCGACATCGGATACGACGAGCCGCGAATCCTTAACCTGATCGTAAGGCGTGGATGGGTCGGCATCAAAGGGGACGGATCAAGGACCGGTTGGAAGGCGGAATCGAAGTCGGGAAAGGAAATCGAGAATCCGTTTTCCAAGATTCAGCGAAAGCCCGCGCCACGCGGCGGAATCGCACGATGGGTATGGGTGGCGACTAATCCACTCAAGGACATGCTCGCCCGCTTGTCATCAGGGCAGGGCGCGGAGTGGCGCGTTTTCTCCGACGTTTCCAATGCCTACCGGAAGCACTTTAAAGCCGAGCGAATGGAAGAGTTCCAAGTTGGTCGAGAGCAGCAGGTGAAGCGGGTATGGGTGCAGAAGTCCCGCGCCAATCACCTTTACGACTGCGAGGTTTACCAGACCGGAGCGGCACGGATGTTCCGGCTTTTCGAGGGCGGGGAAGACTGATTGACATTCGCGCTCCAAGCTTGATTCGGGGCGTGTGTCCGCTCGCCTTGCCAGAACGATTTACCTGACCGTCAAGGACGACGCGGTTGCGGTTGCCGCAATTCGTGCCGAGGCGTCATCGCTCGCGCTATCATTGGCAACAAGCCCCGACGCGGCTTTCGAGCTGACCAGTTCGACAGTGAACGGGCAGACTTTTTCCGGCAGGCGCACGATGTCGAACACCGAGCGTCTGACGCTTTTGCGCTACGTCATCAACCAGGTTGACGCGGGGCGACCGCTAAACACCGACACCCGAGCGATTTTCTAATATGGCTATCCTCGACGAATTTGGTGCTCCGGTTGTTTATTCCAGTCGATTCGCCCACGGTTCCGATCGATCCCGGTCGCGTGGGGCGCAGTTTTCGATCAACGACACGGACATCGACAAGCTGATTCCGTCAAATGACCGGCGCACGCTTGTCTCGCTGTCAAAGCGGCTGGCGGCAAACATGGGCGTGCCGAAAGCCATTGTTGCGCAGAAAGCTCAATACTCAGTCGGGCAGGCATGGATTCCGGCCTACGCGGGAGACGACACGGCAAACGGCGATGCCGTTGAACGCTGGCTTAAAAACGTTTGGATGCCCAACTGTGATGTGCGCGGCGGGATCAACGATTGGCACCAGTATCTAAACGACGCCAGCAAGGACATTGACTTCGGGGATCATTTCACGCTCCTCACGATGACCGGGGACGGCACGTTTCCGCTTCTCCAAAACATTCCTAGTCACCGAGTAAGAGGTGGCGGGAACGAAGCCAAAATCACCGAAGGAAGATACCAAGGCGCAAGAATCAAGGATGGAATCATTTACAACAAACAAGGTCGAGCCATTGCCTACCGTGTAGCTGGCGAAACCGACGTTGATAAATTTGAGGACATCCCGGCAAGCTCCATTGTCCACGTTTACGACAAGGATTTCAGCGATCAGGGACGAGGATTCCCGACGTTCACGCACGCCGTCGAAGACCTAAAGCACTGTCTTCAATCGACCGAATACGAGCGGATTCGCCAACTCATCATCTCGTCCATCGGGTTGATTGAATACAACGAGCATGGCGGTCCGGATCTTGATGACCCCGGCATCGCGCTTGGAAAATCCACTGAAGACTCTGGTGGCATTACATTCCAAAGCTATCAAGGCGGAATGACCCGTTACATGCGGGCGAACTCCGGTGAGAAGCTGGAAGTCATCAAGCACGACAATCCTGGCGATGTTTGGGAAAGCTTCCAGGACAGATTGAACCGGGCTTCCGTTGTCGGTTCCGGCTGGAGCTACGGCATGGTTTGGAAATCAGCCGGTCAAGGAACAGCCGAGCGGGCCGACATCCTGCGCGCCCGTCGAGCTGTGGGCGAGCGGCAACGCCTGATCCTCTTCCTTGCGAAGCGCGTTGTCTCTTACGCTGCCGCATTCGCTCAGTCGAAAGGCAAGATCACCCGCGCCAATGGATCGCAAGTCTTCCTAGCAAATCCGACCTTATGGGGATTCTCCAAGCCGCCTCGCCTATCGGTTGACGACGGGCGCGAGGATAAGGCTTTACTTGAAGGCTGGCGGGCAGGCACCCGCAATCTCACCGAAGTCATCGAGGCCAACGGTCGCGACATTGAAGAATTTACCCGCGAGCGGGCTAACGAGATCGTCTTGCGGAAATTGATAGCCGCCGAAGTGGGCGCAGCCGCTGGCGTTGAGATCGAAGACCGGGAGATGGCAATGCTCACGCCTAACGAAATGGGCGAGCAGGGCGACGCGCCCGACATGGAAGAACCCAACCCCATCGAAGAAGATGAACCTGATTCAAATTGAAAACCGAACCGGAAAGGTGAAGCTGAACGATGCGGTGACGCCGTGGAGTTCCGACGACCTGATTGGTGACATCGAAAAGCTCTACGGGGCTAAGGCTGTTGCCGAGAACCTCCGCATTGGCGAGTTCACGGCAAAGGCTGACGACGCTTTAGAGACGCTGGAAATCGAGATTAACAGCCCAGGCGGCAGCGTTCTTGACGGATACCGCGTTTACCACTCCCTCATGGGGATGCGGGAACGCGGCGTTAAGGTCATCGCCACCGGCAACGGCATCGTCGCCAGCATGGCTTCCGTGATCTTCATGGCGGCAGACGAGCGACGAATCACACAAGGGTCGCGGATCATGATTCACGAAGCGCAGCAAACGGTCGGCGGGGATTCCGAAGACCACGCACGAGCCGCGAAGATTCTCGACGAGATGAGCGATGAGATCGCCAGCATTTACGCAGGCGTTACCGGCGCTGACAAAGACGAGATGCGCGAACTGATGAAGAAGGAGACTTGGATGGGCGCGGCGGAAGCTATCGAGCGCAAGTTTGCCGATTCCATCGTCGGGAAATCCGCCGTTGACATTGGCGGCAAGGGCGCGAAATCCGAAACCAATAACCGTATGAGCATTCTTGACCGACTCCTGCCGAATGGCGAACTTACCGCAAAGCTGGAAGCTGCAAATGGCGAACTCGTCAATGCGGCTAACGAAATCCAGACGCTTACCAACAAGCTGAAAGAAGCCGACGCCGTTCTGGCCGAGGCCGCTGACGAACTCCGCGAGTTCAAGGCGAAGGCTGAAACCGCCGAAGCTCAGGCCAAGGCTGACAAGGAAGCTCGCGAAGTCGCTGAAGCTCTCGCCAAGCCCGAAGTCATCGAGGCGAAGGCGCTGGAGCTTGTCGCGTCCGTTGAAGCTCCCGAGGCAATCGCAAATGCCATTTCCGCCAAAGCCGCCGAAATGATCGCAAGCGCCGGTCACCCTGCGGTTGATGAAATCATCAACGACAGCGACGCAAATAAAAAACTTTCCCGCGCTTCCTTCAACAATCTTTCTCACCCGAAGCGAAATGCATTCATCCGCGAAGGCGGGAAAATCACCGAATAACCAACTCTCAAACCTAGACCATTATGGCCAACGACATCTCACTCACCGGACTGACCGAAGTCCTCTATCAAGCCCGCGACATCGTCGCAAGGGAACCGACCGGCTTCGCCCAAGGCGTTATCGTCAACGGCGGATCTGAGGGCGTGTCCTCTGGCGGAACCGTCATCTCGATGCGGACCACCGAGCCTACGCTGGAAACCAGCTACACCCCGGCGATGACCCCGCCTGACGCAGCTGACATCACGACCAGCGCCGAAACCCTGTCGCTTTCGCTCTACGCTGGCGCAAGCATCCCCCTCAAGGGCGAGCAGTGGGCGCAGCTTGCGAACACGGTCGGCGCTGAAGCCGCCTTGCAGGCTCTCTACGCTCAGGCGATCCGCAAGATGATCAATCAGGTCGAAGCCTCGATTGCAACCGTCGCCTACCAGAACTCCAGCCGCGCTGTTGGAACCGCTGGAACGACTCCATTCGGCTCCAACTTTGAAGTCCTTTCGGACCTCTACCGCATCCTTGAGGACAACGGCACCCCGATGTCTGACGGCATGTTGTCCTGCGTGCTGAACACCGCCGCTGCCGCCAACCTCCGCAAGCGGTCGAGTCTGACCAACGTCGGCGATGCTGGCACCGATGCCACCCTTCGCCGGGGCGAGTTGCTCAACCTGTTCAACATGTCGATCCGCTCCAGCGCGGGAGTCCAGTCCCACACGAAGGGCGCTGGCACCGGCTACCTGATCAACAATGGCAACGTCGCGGTTGGCTCCACCACCCTGACGGTTGACGGTGGAACGGTGAACAGCACCGGCATCAAGGCTGGTGACATCATCACGGTAGCCGACGATCCGAGCGCCGGTGCCTACGTCGTCAAGACCGGCCTCACCGCCACCTCTGGCAGCTTGGTGATCAACCAGCCTGGATTGCGCGGGCTGATCGTCAACGACAAGGCAATCACGGTTGGTAACAGCTACACCGGCAACCTCGCATTCCACAAGAACGCGATTGAGCTTGCGATGCGCCCACCCGCCCAGCCACCCGGTGGAGATGCCGGCGAGGAGATCGCCACGCTGTTTGACGAGCGCACGGGCTTGTCATTCTCCGCTCGCCTCTACAAGGGCTACGGAATGAGCCAGATCAAGCTCATGTCGTTCTACGGCGTCAAAGCTTGGAAGCCGGAGTTTATCGCCACCCTGATGGGTTAAGTTTTTCCAGCGGTTGTTCATGGTAAAGGGTCGGGGAGTAATCCTCGGCCCTTTCTGTTTTGACATTGGCGAGGTGGGCTTTGCTCTGTTGGCGTGAGCCGACTGACAGACTTTGCCTCCGCGATGTTCACGCAGTCCCGTGCCGTAATCGGTGGCGAGGCGCTCGTCATCGGCGGCGGAATTAGCGTTTCCGCCGTGTTCGCGGAATCGGAGCAGTCCCGCGAGTTTGAAGACGGGGGCTTTGACCGCTCGCAATCGCTGGACGCCGTGGTTCCGCTCGACGAGTGGCAAGCCGCCTACGCATCAGCTGACGCCGCCTACCTTGGCAAGACAGCCACCGGGCGCGGGCTGACCTGGCGCGTCGATTCAATCCGCAGCGGGCAGTCGTTCGTAACCGTCCGGTTGTCGTCACCAAGAAAGGGAAAATAAAGCTTGAATGCGGCAAGCGGAAAATCAAACTCCGCGCATGAATCCCGCCCTGCTCGCCTCCGACATCCCCGCCGACGTTCGCGGCTGGTGGGTATCCGAGAAGCTCGACGGCATCCGCGCAATCTGGACCGGCACCGCATTGCTTACTCGGCACGGCAAGCGGCTCAATGCTCCCAAGTGGCTCACTGATTCCATGCCCGACATCCGCCTCGACGGCGAGCTTTGGATGGGACGCGGCACCTTCGACAAGCTGGTATCCACGATCCAGCGGAAGAACTCCGACTGGTCCGGCGTGGAGTTTCATGTCTTCGACGTTCAATCGGTCGGCACCTTTGAGGAACGGCAGCACAAGCTGAACCGTCCACTTCCGCGCCATGTCAAAGCGGTCCCGCACCTTGAATGCGCCGGTCACGATGCTCTCGACGCGATGGAAGTCGCTGTCGTCAACGCTGGCGGCGAAGGGCTGGTAATCCGCCGCCCCGGCTCCCCCTATCGCCCCGGCAGGATTGGCGATGTCGTGAAGGTGAAGCGGCTGACGGTGGACGTTGACCGGTGGCAAGGTTGACATTGGCGACCTAGCGCCGATGCAAGCGGCGTGATCGAAGCGGAGTTTGACATCCCGAAGCTGGAAGCATCGCTAAAAAAAGCGATGGCGGCTTTTGGTGATACGAACAAGCAAGCGGTCACACGGTGGGCGGTTCAGGTCGGGCGTGAGCTTGCGGTTTCAACGCAGGTTTACGGCAAGACCGGGACGCGACAGAAACAGCAATGGGCAATCGAGAACGATGCCCGGAACGTGATTTTCCCGGTCGATTCCATGCGCCCGAGCAAGACAGGGAAGACCGTAAGGGCGACATTTCAAGGCAAGTCTTCCAACTGGCCCAAATCGAGGGTTCTCAATAATGAATCCGAGGTAAACGACTGGATTGAAATGAACCGGACGCGGCGGCGGGCGAGGACTGCCAAGATACCGCTTTCAGAGGCAGCGATTTGCACGCTCGCCGTATTCAACAAGGCGATGAAGACGCGCTTTGCTAGGGCCGGAATGGCAAAAGGCGCATGGCTTGGTGCTGCCGATGAAGCCGCAAAAATGCAGACCGGGGCACAGCGGATCAGCATCGGCAAGAACTTCCTTAGCTACGCGCAAAAACACAAGGGGAAAGGTGACGCAAAACTCCAGCGGGGCGACGGATTCAAACCCATCGCGGAGCTAATCAATAAATCCGCGCACTCGTCCAGCCCGCACGTTTTGAGCAAGGCCGAGATTTCAAAATCAATCGGATTCGGACTCAGGAAGACAATCAACTGGTATCAATCCGCAGCTAGAAAGGCACTCGACAAATGACAATCGACCTCGCGCTAAACGCTCTAAAGTTCTGGATTGAGTTCAACTATTCCGCCCGACCTTCACTCGCGGATATTCCGATCCACCTCCGCGACACCGAGGACGAGCGGCCTGGGCTTTGCATCGTGCTGAAGGAAACCGGAGCGGAAGAGCATCCAGTCCTGCGTGGAGTTCTCATCATGGGAATCGACGCCATGCTCGTTTCTGTTCCTGGTGACGAGGACGACGCGGCGACACCATCCGCCGATCACCAGTCGCTTGTTGCCGACCTTTACCACGTTTTCGCGGACACCTACGGCATCGAAGTCTGCTCCACCTACCCCGGTTTCAAATGCTTTGACATTCGCGGCACAGCGCCGATTTCCGAGCAAGAAAACGGATTGAGGATCACCCGGTTTGAAATGCGGGTTGTCGGCTGTCCAACTTAACCAATCACGCACCATGTCTGCTACCGTTTACGCATCCGCCCGCTATGGCGTCACTGATGACGATACCGCTTCCGGCCTGCATCTCGCAAGCTGGTCAACCAATAGCGAAGTCGATGAGGCGACGGCAATGAACCACAACGGAAGCGTCGTTGGGTTGTCCTACTACAACGACCGCGCCACGGTGGAATGTTCCGGCGTGGTTGCGGTTAAGGCAACCGGCCTTGCGCTCAATCTCGCGTCCGTGCTGACCCTCGCGAACACCACGGCGGATTCGCTGAATACCAACACGGCAAACCTGTTTACGACCGCTACCGGAAACGCTGGGTTGCTAGTAAAGAGCACCAGTCTCACGCGCACCAATACGGGCTTTGAGGAAGGCAGCATTTCCGCTGCGTTCTACCCGCTCATCGCCACCAACTCACCATCGGTTATCGCTGACTAACCAACTTCCTAAAGAAACATGACACGACAGGAAGCGGCAGGGACAAGCAGCCACGCCACGGGTGATTTGCTTTTGGCATCCGCCTTGATGGCAGTCGGCATCCCGCTGGAGCCGCGCAACGAATGCTCCGTGATCCACAAGGACGACGGCAAGAGCTATGGGCGGTTTCACATCCTGCCGCTTTCGGCGTGCGGGAAGTTTGAGACGCTCAAGCTAATGGGCGAATGGTCAACGAAGGGAACACTCCCGGCGTCGCACCCTTTCGTCTGGATTCTCGACTTCATCGCCGCTCGCCCACAGGGAGTGTCCAGCGTTTCAGACTGGCTGAACTGGGCGCACGTTTACGCGGGGCAAGTCGGGATCTCCAAGATCGGGTTGCCGAAATCCATCGGTGACATTCCAGCATTCGTCGCCAAGAACAGCGAGAACTTGGCCGGCCATTTGTTCGCGTTCGTCCATTGCCGGGGCGCTGCGCAGGAAGCTTTCCGGCAAGCCAAGAACCAGGTTATGATGACCAACCGAACCGGAGGCGCTGCGATCATTGACGCATCCTTGCCCATCGCCACGCGGAACAACCTCCTAGCCAGACTTGAAGGATGAACCGGGCCGAAATACTATCGCACGCGCTTTTCGATTCCGGCGGCGAGATCGACGGGATCAAGTTTGGTCCGCTTTCTCAGCCGTGCCTTGTAATCCTGAAGCGGCGGAAGAACGGGCTTTTCACCGAGTCAACACGCGACCAGGACGAACACGAAGCGATTGGAGAAATCTTCTTTGTCGTAAGCCGAACGAAAGAACAGCGAGCGGCAATGTTCCGCGACTCTGCCGAGGAATGGGATTTGAAGGCGGGCGAGTTCATGGCGGGACTCGACGACAACACGCTTCCGAAATTCCGCGACGAATACCTTGGCCCTGCGCTTTCCGCCCTTGCTCTGGCTGTGGTGGAAAGCGAGATGCCGGGAAAGCCTCTGCCGACCCGCCCGACCTCGCCTTCTTCATCGAAGGCGCTGGCAGGGTCGGCATCTACGATCTCGCCGCGAGCATCGGCGGAAAAGACATCTGGGACGTTTCAGCCAGCGCTGTCTTGCAACTCTTCCACGCGGAAGCAACCCGCAAAGGCGCAAGGCTCCGGTGGGTCAACTGGCCCGAAGCGTCACAAGAAATCATCGACCAATTTGAAGAACTCGCGAACCGCGAAGTGATCTTGGAGGGACTATAGAATGGCCATTGGAACCACAGTCAAAGTCGGATTCGACGCTTCAGCAGTCCGCGCAGGAATGGGCGGACTGAAGGGATTGTTTTCTGGAGCAATGCGCGGGATGCGGCAAGTCGGGATCGGCGCGGCGCGGCAGATTGGAGCTGGGATGACCGACTTACTAGGTCGCGTCCTAATGGCGATTCCCGAGGGCGTGAAGGAAACCATGGACTGGGCTGGCGACCTAAACGACATGAGTCAACAAACCGGAGTTTCCATCGACAGGCTAGTTTTACTTCAGGAGGCGCTTCGATTGTCGGGAGCTGAGGCCGCCGACACTTCGCGCATGATCTCAACGCTTGCCGTAAACATTGGAGAAGCCATGCGGGAAACCGGCCCAGCTCAGGACGCACTGAGAAAGCTTGGATTTAAGATGACCGAGTTCAAGGGAACCGGGATTGATGAGGCTTTTGAAAAGATCGGGCGCAGGGCTGGCGAAATGTCGTGGGGGATGGGCGAGCTTGAAACTACAATGGCCGATCTTTTCGGCGCGAAAATGGGCTATAAGCTGATCCGGTTTTTCCGAGATTTCGACGGCGGGATGGAAAAGGCCCGATTAAATGTCGGGGATTTCGCGGGTCGAATTAAAGAAAGCGCCGAGGGTTACGATGACATGGGTGACGCATTGGGTCGATTTAGCATGAGGTGGAAAGAACTGATCAGCGTCGGGTTGGATGAAGTCGTCGGACTATTTGGAAAGGACTGGATTGATCAGGCTTTTGATTGGGCATCCCCCGAAAAGGTCCGCGCCGGAATATCCGCTTTGAAAGCAGGGTTCACCGAGTTTGTTGGATGGGTTCAAGGGGGCGGATTCAAAACCATATTCCAAGACATCGGGCGAATGATTGGAGACGGAATTATGGAGTCTATGAAAAGCATGAATCCATTCGGATCAAGCGGCGGAATTTGGAAGCTATTCAGCGGCAATCAATCATCCAGTAGCGGCGGCGATCTCTCGCAACTGATTACTCAAGGCGTAGAGCAAACAACCTACTTGCGGAAAATCTCCGAAAAGAAAGGCGGATGGGCATGAGCGCACAAGTCCTGGGTATTAACAGCGGATCTCTGATCCCCGCGCCAAACTTCCTGATCGCGAAAGACGCGGAAGGAAAATACACCGCTTCCCGAGACTTTAGCGCGTTGAAGGGATCAAGCGTCACATGGGCGATTTCTAAAGGAACTCCAATCTCTTCGCTTTGCACGGACCTTCCGCCAGAGTTTTCCTTCCTCCAAGTGGAGTCCTTTGAGAGTCGGGACGCGCCCGGTGGAATTACTGTTGTAAGCGTAAGCTTCACCGGATCGCCAGATGAAGAGGAGTTTGGATTTGATCGCGAGGTAACATATTCGCTTCGCGGGGTGACGCAAATGAAGCCAATCTGGCAGCATCCGCTATTTATTCATGATTTCGACGGTTATGACATGATGAAAAATGCGCTTGTTCAAATCTGCCTTGCGACCGCCTACGCGGAAGGACAGACCGAAACCTCAAGCAACTGGAGAGTTTACCAGATCCCAACTGACGAGCCTCTTTTTTCGGCATGGACAGGAAGCGAAGAGCGCGATCTTTGGTGGCAGTCCATCGTGATTGACGGTGATCGCGAATACGAAGCACCGAGCTACGAATGGACGAGGGCCACAACGAACGCAGGCGGCCTTTCCGCCACGGATCTTGCGCCACTCGGCAAAAGCGATACACCACCCGGCAGCCCGCCGGAACCCAGCGGCGTTGATGGATGGTGGAGGTTGACCGACTTGAGCGATGAGCGAACGGAGGGCCAATCTAGCAACACCCTCACTTGGCGGTTTGTGGAGGGCGAGCCAAAGCACTACGAACAATGAGCAAGCCCGGAATACCAACCCCGATAACGCGAGCCAAAAGAGGCAAGCAACCGGCCTTTTCATGGGCAAAATGGGTTGAGGATGAAATCAGGAAGCTGCAAAGCACCGGGACGCCGCCGTTGCGGCAAATCGCAAGCGCGACAGGGAAGGAGCCATTTTGGACAACCATCTCCCGCGTTCCCGACTCCGACCCCGCCGAGTATCAGGTTGCCGTTACCCTCGGGTATCTGAGCTACCAGAGTAACACCCCCGCCGCGCAAGCTTCCGACCTAGGAACGACCGGTTGGATCGTCCCGACTATCGCTGGCGTTTCGATGGAGCGCGGCGAGGAAGTGCCGCCGACACAACCGGACGCGTTAGCTCTATTCAAAGCTGACCTAAAGAAGCTGAAGCTCCCGCTTCCTGCAAACGAGTCGTGGGTTTACCTCCGCGTTAAGACCGACGTTGACGGATTTCCGAAAGACGGCGAGGTGACGGTTGAAGCTTTCGACGAGGCGCAGGAGTCCATCCACCACATCCGATTGTCACCCGAAAGCGACGAGGAAGAAGGCGACTACTTCTTTCTCATCCTCAAGACCAAATCGGACGGAGGCACACCAGCTCGCCCCGTTGCCGAAAGACGGATAACCGGCAACCGCGAGATGCCAAACCAGTTGATCGAGATTCTCAACCTTGGCGAAGAGGGCGAGGCTGGGCGGCAGGAGGTTTACAAGGGCTACGACAAGGCAATCGACAAGCACGACCTGCGCGCGGTATTGCAACAGCAGACACCGGGAGTCGCGATCATCGAGCCGCTGGCTGCCGAAGTTCCTGCGGTCCCGCCCGTAGTGGTTGACGGAACGGTTGTCACTCCTGGCACGCCCGCCATTCCAGCTGAAGAAGCTGGCGACTACATCCGGTGGCGCACGGTGGACGGGCGAGACTCAACCAGCGATAATGGGTCATCAAGACAGATTGAGGTTAGGGAGCGTAAAGAGGACAATGAAGAACTCCCCGGTCAAAAGAAAAGGGTTGTTGAGGTTGTCGGAAACGACTTCACCCAATTCACAAGCGATGAGTTCATTGTTGAAATGGAATCCAACGATGGGCTTTGCAAGAGATTCCGAGGCATTCCCTTTGGCTTAGACCGAACAATCCGCGTTCCTGACGAATGCGGCACGCTTGTCCAGATTCTCACTTTTGAAAAAGGACTGCTCACCGCCGTCGAATTTGAAGCCACCGTGTGATATGAACGCGCTCGTCTGGTTTTCCCATCCTCCCGACTACGCGAAACTTGCGGGGTCCGTTGAGCATTGCCGGAAACTCGACCCATCAGCACGGCGGATTGTCGTCATCGAATCGGCGCACGAATCGCCCGACGTTGACGCGGAAATCGTCACGCGAGACTTTAGCCGTGGGCGGCACCTGGACGGCGAAGAAGCCGTGCGAGGAGTGGCGGCGACTCTTGCCGAGGTTGACGCGGATCTGGTTGTGAAGATCGACAGCGACATGCTACCGAGTCGAGCCTTCTGGCTGGATGGCGCAACGGTTTTCCAGCGGTTCAACAATTCATTCGTCGGACTCTACGCGCTGCCAAAGGTAGCGTTTCCGATCATCCGCCAGTGCATCGCAGAGCAGCCAAAACCCGGCCACCACGAAGCGCAGGCAATCGCCTCACGCGGTCTAATCATCTGCCGCACGCTCAGCATTCCAATCAACCTAACCCGCACGCCAGAGGGAGTGTATTTCCCCGAAGTTCTCACCACCTAAAGCCATGGCATCACGAAACCACGCATCAATCTACGGCCTAGTTGCCACCGAAACCGACGCGACCACCGGATTCACCGGCACGGTCGGCAATCAAGCGCGAGCATCCATGCCGCTTGCCGATGTCGCCTATACCATCAACATCGCATTCGACGGCAGCGGAGACGCGGCGACGATCAACCTCGACAACGGGACCGCTACTGGCGATGTGCCCGGAGTCCAAGCAACCGGGACAATCACATTCACCGCTGCGCCTGTTGCGGACGAAACGATCACCGTCAACGCCATTGTTTACACGTTCAAGGCGTCGGCATCGACGGCGACCCAGATCACGATCGGGGCGAACGTAACAGCAACAGCGAGCAACACGGCCAGCAAGATTGAGCTAAACGATGCCGCTGTTAATGCCGTTTCGGTTGCTGGCGTCGTCACGATTTCCGCCGCCAATACGGGAACCTACGGGAATGCGATCACCCTGACGGAAGCCGCGACCAACACCTCAGTCAGCGGCAGCGGCACCTTGACCGGCGGCATCAACAAAGTCGTCATCACCGGCGACGGCGTGGACGCTCTAGGCGATGCTATCCCGACCTGCGCTGCCATCCACGGCGTCCAAGTGACCTGCACCAGCGGCAGCGTCACGGCGGCAATCTCGACCATCGTCAAGGACACGGTGAGCGTCTCCAACGGATTCCAGACTTGGAGCGTTCCGGGGCGCGCCGACCTACTCGAAAACCTCGTCATCACCAGCGCAGCGGTCAACACCGTCGCCAAGGTGATCGTCCGCGCTCGAGACTGATTTTGACACCACTCAAAAGCAAAGGCGGGAATCCATCCTTGCAAACGCAACCCGATTACAATAGTAAAACGCCATGGCAATCACCGCAAATTCCGCCCGCGCCTACAGCGGCTTGCAGGCCAACGCAGAGCCTACAAGCGAGGGGACGACCGGGACGCTGAGTATCGGGCAGGGAGCGACCGTGACGACGCTGCCAACCTCGACACAGGCCGTTGTTTTGGCTGTGGAGGTGGACTCAACTTACACCGTTGCAATCGACCTTACCACATTGATTCCAACCATCACCGGAGCAGGCGTCAACCAGGTTGAAACGGCAACGGCAGCCGGGACGATCACAGCGAGCGGCAACGCGACAGTTATCGTGACTGGCGATGACATCGCCGGAAGCCCGCTGACCGTTTCCGTTGCGGTTCTCAACACCGACACGGCATCGGCGTGGGCGCAAAAAGTGCGAACCGCGCTTG